AGGTTAAAAGATTCTTTGGCAAATGGATTCTTTTCGCCAGATGCTAATGTCTCTGTTTGAACTTTAGTTGTTGTTGCTCCTCCTCCCTGTGGTCTTGGATTCTTTTGTACCCAAGCTGGCATTTTAGACATCGCCCACTCTTTTACAGGTGTTCTGTTATAGCCATCTACTACAACAACAGTTCCATCTGTTTCTCTAGCTAATTGATCTTTATCAATACGAGACAAAACATATTGTGGGTCGTGAACAACATCAGCCAGTGCAGTTACTGCTGGTGCTTCTACTTCTAACTGCCTTTGTCTGCTTTCTAGTTCTTGTATCCTTTTGTTCTTAGCCTCTTCAGCCTCTCGGTATTGTTGAGCCTGCTTTGCAATAGCTTCATCATATCTGCCTTTGGCCTCTAGCTCCTCTTGCTCTTTTTTCTGTTTATAAGCAATAAGTGCATCTACATCAACATCTGGCGGTACAGCTTTGGCTGCTTCCTTTGCTTTTTTGTAATCGTCTAAAATTTCTCTGTTGCTTTTTCTGAGTGCTTCAACTTCTGCCATTAACGCTGCAGTATCTACAGGTGGATTTGGTTTAATTGGTTCGTCAGCCATAAATAAAAAATTTACAATTATTCACAATACTAGCTCCACTTCGT